ATTAGATGGTACTGGCACAGAAGAATTTTTAAAGTTAATACATGAAATGGGTTCTGATACTAACATATTTGTTATATCACATAAAGGTGATCAATTATTTGACAAATTCAGATCAATTATCCGTTTCGAAAAGAAAAATAATTTTAGTCAGATTGCGAAATAGGAGATTATTATGTCAGAAATTATTAAAATTGATACTGGTAAAGAGGCAATAGTTGCACCTCCCAAACCAAAAGAATTGTTGAGATTAGTTAAAGAGAATGATCCTATTTTGGCACAAACGATGCCAAAGTTTGATTTTGATAATCCTCCAATAGATCCTAATACATTAGCTTCAAGATTGGTGGATACTTGTAAACAATATCGTGGATTAGGACTGTCAGCAAATCAATGTGGATTACCATATCGAGTGTTTGTTATGGGTTCAGAAGATGAGTACGTGGCATTCTTTAATCCAGAAGTTACACACGTAACAGAACAAACAGCACACATGACAGAAGGTTGTTTATCTTTTCCTTTTTTAGGATTGAAAATAACCAGACCTGCCGAGATAAAAGTTAAGTACCAAGATTTTACAGGAGCAGAAAAAGAATCCACATTTAGTGGCATATCTGCTCGTTGTTTTCTACATGAGCTTGATCATATGAATGGTATAGTGTATACTGAAAGAGTTAAACCACTTGCACTATCAATGGGCATGAAGAAAAGACATAAACTTTTAAAGAAAATGAAATTTGCATAATGGCAACACCCATAGAATTTGTAGATAAACAATGGCAGGATTGGCAAGAAAGCAATCCTAAAATTGAACATATTGATACAGGTGTAGTCAAAGATAGACTCATTGAGAATTTGACTTATGCATCACAAATGGATGTTCGTGAATATACATTATATCAAAAATGGTGTGAGGTTAAAGAACGATATCCAGTACACGAAAAAACTACACTATTTGGTGATGAGATTCAAATGGTTAATATAGAACAAGAGAGACTTATTAAAAAAGTTAAATCTAATTTTTGGATGCCAAAAGAACCTGATGATTATGAAAAGTTAAAGCCTGTTATGGAAATTTCAAATGGCGATTTGGCTGAAACTTGGAATGCCATTCGAACATTTTCTTCTACAATGAAAAACAATTCAAATATTGGAAGAAATCTATTCTATACAGTTGTTGATCAAGTAACGAAAAAATATCTTGGAGTAATTTGTATATCTTCAGATTTTTTAGATTTGACACCTAGAGATAAAGAAATTGGATGGTCAAGAGATGTTAAAACACAACAAGGCATGATTAACCATACCGCAATTGGTTCTACTATCGTACCTTTACAACCTTTGGGATTTAACTACATGGGCGGCAAGTTACTTGCTTTGTTGTGTTTATCTGATACTGTACAAAAAGATTGGAAAGAAAGATATGGAGATGTGTTAGTTGGTGTTACCACAACATCTTTATATGGAAATACAAAATCTAATGGCCTTTCACAATACGATGGGTTAGAACATTGGAAAAAGATGGGTTTTTCTTCTGGCTCAGTTGCGTTTGAACCATCAAGAGAAACAAGCAAAATGGTTTTTAATTGGATTAAAGAAAACCATACACGAAAATATTTTGAATGGTGGGAAGCCAAAAACACACAAGGCCTTCCACTCAAGCGAGATCATAAAAATAGATCCTTGAATTTCGCTTATTCAAAATTAGGTATTCCAAAAAATCTAATAAGAACGGAACACCAAAGAGGTATCTATTTTTCTTACCTCTATAATAATACTTCCGAATTTCTTAGAAAAGAAATCAAGGAAGATAAACTGGTAAAGTCGTTTGATACCAGTGAAGAAACCCTTGCCAATATTTGGAAAACCAAGTATGCTAAGGGTCGTATATCGATGTTAAAGAAAAAGAATACCGTTTCATATGATTCTCTTTTCTATGACGATTTGATATATCTGTCTTGGGAAGAAACCAAGGCAAAATATCTTCCACAAGTTGGAAGATAGTCAAGTATACCACAAATATTCTTGACAAATCATATACATAATAGTATACTGTGAGAACTTGCTTAAAGCAAGGATTTAATTTAACTATGAACAAGGAGTTTTTATTATGGCACATTTGTCCGCAAAAGAAAAAATGTTGAGCGCACTTAAAGCAAAAAGCGGTTACAACACTTTCACCGTAGCACAAGCACAGAAACGTTTTGGTATTAGCAATGTTTCTGCTCGCATTGAAGAACTTCGTAAAGAAGGTCATTGCATTTACACAAACAGCAAACGCCTCTCTGACGGTCGCTTGATCAAATACTATCGCCTTGGATCACCATCCAAAGCAATGGTCAAATTTGCTCTCGAAAATGGTTTTTCTTTTACAAACTAATCATTGTTGATTTGATGGTTGGAGAGATATCGAAAGGTATCTCTCCTTTTACTGTTTATTGGAGTTATAATGGAAATATCAATTAAAAAAGAAGATTTACAAAAGAAAAGTTTATTCGTTGCAACCCCAATGTATGGTGGCCAAAACTACGGACTCTATATGAAATCGTGCCTTGATTTACAAGGTTTGATGATGTCTTATGGTGTGCCTATCAAATTTTCTTTCCTGTTTAACGAATCGTTAATCACTCGTGCAAGAAATTATCTTGTCGATGAATTTTTACATCGTTCAGATTGCACACATATGTTGTTTATTGATTCTGATATACACTTTAATCCACAAGATGTAATTGCACTTTTAGCGTTAGATCGTGAGGTAATCGGTGCGCCATATCCTAAGAAAGCAATTAAATGGCGTTCTGTAAAGCGTGCGATGGAAAAGAATCCTGATATTGATCCAGGTCTTTTGGAAAAAGTTACTGGTGATTATGTATTTAATCCTGTTAAAGGTACTGCACAATTCTCTGTCACAGAACCACTAGAAGTTATGGAGATTGGAACAGGATTTATGATGGTCAAACGTGAAGTATTTCCTAAATGGGAAAAAGCATATCCTGAATTTCGCTATAAACCAGATCACATCGGTCAAGCAAACTTTGATGGTACTCGTTATATTCATGCTTACTTTGATACAGTAATTGATGAAAAGTCGGAGCGATATCTTTCAGAAGATTATATGTTCTGCCAATGGTGGAGAAACATCGGAGGAAAAATTTGGTTATGTCCTTGGATGAGAACTTCACATATTGGCACATATCATTTCCAAGGAGATATGCCTGCTGTTGCAAATTTTGTTGGTGAAATGTAATGAGAATAAAAGATGTAGTCAAAGCCTCACAAAATGCGGACACCGGTGGTCGTAAATTTGATGGCGGAAAATTACAATATGGTTTAGTTCCACCTCTTGCACTAAAAGAAATGGTTAAAGTATTAACCTTTGGTGCGGAAAAATATGAACCAGATAATTGGAAATATGTTCCTGATTCCAAGCGCAGATATTTTGATGCTATGCAAAGGCATCTATGGGCTTGGAAAGAAGGAGAAATTATAGATACTGAATCTGGAATACACCACTTAGCACACGCTATGTGTTGCCTTTATTTCCTTTATGAACATGATGTCAAATATTCTGTTGACAATAAGTAAGATTTGTGATATTATAAATTTTTATTATGGAGAGTACAATGAAGTTATCTAATGAAACACTAGAAGTACTAAAGAATTTTTCATCAATTAATGGAAATATTCTTGTCAGAAAAGGTTCAAAAATAAGTACCATTTCATCTACCAAATCTATCTTGGCACAGGCAAATATCAAAGATAATTTTCCTTCAGATTTTTGTGTCTATGATTTGAATCAATTTTTATCAATACAACGTTTATATAAAGATGGTGAGATTGATCTTAACGATTCAAACATTATTCTTTCCAAACAAAAAGGAAAGAATACGACCACATATCGTATGTCTGCAAAAGAAACTTTAGTTCTTCCTCCTGAGAAAGAACTCGTAATGCCATCTGTTGATGATAGCTTCACTCTATCTGCTGAAGATTTTCAAGACTTAAAAGAAGCAGCACAAACACTCTCATCACCTAATATTGGCATCGTTTCAGATGGCGAAAACATTGAAATTATTTCCTTTGATGCAAAAGATGATGCCGCACACGTTAACTCAATTACTGTTGGCAAAGGTAATGGCAAGAAGTACAAGATTGTTTTTAATATTGAAAATATGAAAATGATTAATGGTTCTTATGCTGTTAGCATCTCATTCAAAGGGATGGTCAACTTCAAAAATACAAAAGAAGATATTCAGTACTGGATTGCTTTTGAAAGTAAACTCACTAAAATTGGTGAATAAATTATGGCAACAGTTCAAACATTATTTGGAAATTTCAACGATGAACAATTGAAAGCATTGAAATCTGCGATTGAAGAAATTAATGATTCAATGAATAAAATTGAAAGAGAAAATGAAGCAATAAAAGACATTGTTAATGCTACATATGATTCGTTGAATGTTCCTAAAAAAATTATTAAGAAGTTAGCCAAAGCACAATATAATCAATCAATTCAAAGTGAGACTGCTGAATTCAATGAGTTTGTTGCTTTATTTGAAGGCATGAATGAAGTAAAATGATGTTGTACTTTTATATTATGGAGTCTGTGAATGGAACACTTATTATGGGTGGAGAAGTATCGTCCTAAAACTATTGAAGAATGTATTCTTCCTGATGCGTTAAAGAACACATTTCAAGAATATGTAAATCGTAAAGAAATTCCTAATCTACTTTTATCTGGTAGTGCAGGTGTTGGCAAAACAACAGTAGCCAGAGCTTTGTGTGAACAAGTTGGATGTGATTATATCATTATCAACGGTTCAGATGAATCAGGCATTGATGTTTTGCGGAACAAAATTAAAAACTATGCCTCATCCGTTTCCCTCATGGGAGGACGAAAAGTTGTAATCATCGATGAGGCCGATTATCTAAATCCTAATTCAACTCAGCCTGCAATGCGTGGTGCAATTGAAGAATTTGCATCCAATTGTTCTTTCATCTTTACTTGTAATTACAAGAATCGTATTATCGATCCCATTCATTCTCGTTGTGCAGTTATTGATTTTAAGATCAATGGTTGCAAACAGAAAATGGCTGCTTCACTAATGAAGCGCATTGAATATATTCTTGAAATAGAAAAAGTAGAATATGAAAAGCCAGTTCTCGCCGCACTCATCACAAAACATTTTCCTGATAACCGTAGAATTCTAAATGAATTACAAAGATATTCCGTATCTGGTGTAATTGATAAAGGTATTCTTGGTAGTGTTGCGGATGTTGATTTGTCTAACCTCATCAAAGCATTGAAAGAAAAAGATTTTTCATCTGCTCGCAAATGGGTTACAAATAATTTGGATAATGACCCAACAAAACTATATCGAAAATTATATGAAGGTCTTTATGAAGTTCTAAAGCCTCAATCTGTGCCTCAACTGGTTCTTATCTTGGCCAAGTATCAATATCAGGCAGCTTTTGTTGCTGACCATGAAATCAATACTACAGCCTGTTTAACTGAAATTATGGTAGATTGTGAGTTCAAATAATGAAAAGAAATATCCTTTTTGAAATTCTACTTGAACCCGAAGATTTTATTCCTTTAATTATGAATGAATTGAATAATGAAGATTTTCATACTGTATATATTAAAGAGAATACCGATCACGGATTTTCAACGACCGTTAAATTGCCTAGTCAAGGAATTTACATAATCTATAAAAATAAAGAACCAATTTATATTGGTTGTTCTACCAATTCGATACACTCTCGAATTGGTAGATTTATTGCTGGTGTTCGTGGAACAGAAAGATTTGATGAAAATCATTCAGCAGCTTATAAGTATATTGAAGTGTTTGGTCGAGATTTGACTGATATTAGTATAAAATCAGTTCCATTACAACCTTCAGATTTGCCAGATTATTTGGATGTGGAATCTATTGAAAGAGCTT